ACAATAGCATTTTCAAGAAGATGAAAAAATTAATTTTCGATTTAGATAAATACTCTATCAGTAATTTTCAATAATGTGGGCACTTAATACATTTTTCTTTTTTATCATTCTGATAGGTATCAGAACAGGCCAACTTTTACCTACATTTTTAAGTTTAATTGTTTATATTATACTCTTAACAATTTGGGAAAACGAAATACGGGAAACAGACTAAAATGAGTCCAAAAATATTAGAAGAAGCTTTTAACGGTGCAAAACAAATGTACGAATCTGGTGATGTCACTAGAAACGACTATTTGAACATGTTAAGAAGTATTGATACTGAAAAAATACCTCCTACACCAGAAAACAATATCAAAAAACAAGAATTGAGAACTTTAATTGATGATGCCATTTCTACGGTAGAATAAGATGTTGCAAGATCAAGACGAAGTTAATCTTAAGGTAGATGTGAGTGTACTTAAAGAAAAAGTATCGACATTAACAATACTTTGTGATAAAATGGACAGAGTAATGGAGAAATTGGCAGATAGTCAATTAGACTTGTCCTCACAAATTTACAAAGATATGGACAAAAGAAAAGAAGAAACAATCGGCGATATTAAAGAATTGCATTCCAGAATTACCACGACAGATAGAAATCTTTCCGATAAGATAGAACTTACCGAGCGTAGAATTATGGATGAAATCAAATCTTTACGTGATCATATTACCGAACACAATCAAAAAGAAGATGATGATATGAAAACCCTCACCCAATGGAAATGGATGATTGCTGGTGGGGTAATAATCTTAGCTTGGGTAATCTCCAACATTAAATTTGAGTCATTGGTAAAGTTGTTTATATAACTTGATACTTCATCAAGTTTCTGTTATAATTGGTCTTTTAAGTGCCCATAGTTCTTTTTTTAATGTAAGAAAAATGCCAACCATTTTTTAAGGTCTTATTATGTTGTAATGCCCAACCAATACTTGTATAAGGTATATCGTTTTGTTCTGCAAACGTTTTTCTGTTCTTCACGATGAGAGTTTCACCTGTTATTATGTTTTTGGCTTGAATTACAGAAGTCTTTTTGTCTAAAGATTCTTTGGTTTTTCCTGGATTATTTGTTAACATCCTTTGTAATACTTTTTCATAAAGAATTCCACCGTCACCACCAGGAGTTATATTGTATCCTTTTGGTGAAATAGAATTGTTTTCTTTTATGAAAAATTTTTCCATTACATTTTTACAATGATCTTTATCTTTAGATTGATAAATGATTTGCCAATGGAAGTTTTCCAGGCCATATTTTCTAATTGCTTTATGAAAAAGACTTTTTGTTTTTCTAAATTGTGCTAAATGTTTGTGACAAGATTTTCTTCTTTTGGGATTATTTGTAAATCCTATGTAAACTTTACCGTTTATTTTATTGACAAATTTGTAGATTGAATATATAATCATGCTGATGTTCTCCTTTACAGACATTAGAGTAGGTGCGAGTTCCAGCTCGGCGACCTACACCCACTATTTATAATATATTATGTCCATTATTACTGATACAAAATATGTTCGTCTAGTTTCTTCTAGATTGAGAAATTTTAAACAAAAAGATGCAAATCTTTTTAATGCTAGTTGTTGTTTTTGTGGAGATTCTCAGAAAAATAAATCGAAAGCTAGAATGTATATTTACGAAGGTAAAGGGGGATTACAGGTAAAATGTCACAATTGTGGAATTTCGACAAATGCTTCAAGTCTTATTAAACACCTTGATTCATCCTTATTTAAGGAATATACACTCGAAAAATATAAATCGGGTGAAACCAATAACGCCTATAAGGCCAATACTATACTCAACATCTCTCCACCAAAGTTTGATAAGATCAAAAAGCAAACAACATTCGAATACGCAGATAGACTTTCGGACCTGCCTTCTGGACATTTTTGTTTAACATACGTACAAAAAAGAAAAATACCAGAAAAGTTTTTTGATAACCTCTATTTCACAACCAACTATGAGAAGTTCATTAAGAAACTCATACCTGATTGTGATAAAGAATTAGTACCTGATGCTCGTCTAGTTATACCTTTCTATGACCATTACAATGAATTAATCGCTGTAACTGGTCGATCATTGGAATCTGGAAGTAAAGTGCTTCGTTATGTTACCGTAAGAACGAACGATTCAAAAGATAAATTATTGTTTGGTATGGATACAGTTGATTTGAATCAACCAGTAAGAATTGTAGAAGGTCAGTTAGATTCCTTGTTTCTAAATAACTGCATCGCTTCAGGTGACGGAAATCTTTCAATCGCAGCTAAGAACGTAGATTGTAAAGAAAAGATTCTCATCTATGATAATGAAAAAAGAAACAAAGAAATTCTGAAGATGATGCACAACTCAATAGAATTGGGATATAAAGTAGTAATCTGGCCAGATTATATTGAGTCTAAAGATATAAATGAAATGGTTATGTCAGGCATTTCACCTGATGCAATTGAAGAAATTATAAGTAATAATACTTTTTCTGGTTTGGAAGCACAGACTAGATTTACATTTTGGAAAAGAGTATAATATGAAAGTTGAGTTGATTAGTTATTCACAACCTGATGTTTATTTTGTAGAAAATATGACAGAACTGGTTGCTTTCTGTGCGAGAGTATCAAATCCAAGTAACCAATCAAATAAAGAAACAAGTGAGAAGTTAATTCGTTATCTCATCAAAAACCAACACTGGTCACCTTTAGAGATGGTGAGTATGTGTTTGGAAATCGAAACCACAAGAGATATTGCTAGACAGATGCTTAGACACCGTTCTTTTTCTTTTCAGGAATTTTCACAGCGTTATGCTAATCCTGTAGAAGATTTGGATTTCGTGTATCGTGAAGCAAGATTACAGGATCAAAAGAATAGACAAAATTCTATTGAAACTGATAATGATTATTTGCAAGAAAGATGGGAACAAGAACAAGCATCAGTAATTCTAAGAGCAAAACAGGCTTATGAATGGGCTATACAAAATGGTATTGCAAAAGAGCAAGCCCGTGTAGTTTTGCCAGAAGGTCTAACAGTATCACGTTTGTACATGAATGGAACTTTGAGAAGTTGGATACACTACATACAGTTGCGTTCAGCAAACGGCACACAAAAAGAGCATATGCTCATTGCACGTAAATGTGCAGACGTAATTGCCAAAGTATTCCCTATGGCAAAAGAATTCACAGAAAATTAATAACAATAAAATTGGAGCAGCGAATGGAAGATATCATCAATGGTATTGTGGTAGACTATACAAGAGATAATTTATTTGATGAGTTGGGTGTAAAAAGATTAAAAGAAAGTTATATGAGAGAACAAGAACACTCTCCACAAGAAAGGTTTGCATATGTTTCAAAAGCTTTTAGTTCAAATAAAGAACATGCACAAAGACTTTATAATTATAGTAGCAAGCATTGGCTTAGTTATTCTACTCCCATTCTTAGCTTTGGCCGTAGTAAGCGCGGCCTTCCTATCTCTTGTTTCTTACCTTATCTGGATGATAGTGCTGAGGGCTTGGTCGATACGTTATCAGAAGTCAACTGGCTTTCGATGTTAGGTGGAGGTGTAGGTATTGGATTGGGTATTCGTTCTGCTGATGATAAATCTGTTGGCATTATGCCTCATTTACGCACATATGATGCTTCCTCCTTGGCGTATAGACAAGGTCGTACCCGCCGTGGTTCTTACGCTGCCTATTTGGATATTAGTCATCCTGATATTTTACTATTCTTAGAGATGCGTAAACCAACAGGTGATCAAAACATGCGTTGTTTGAATTTACATCACGGAATTAACATTACAGATGACTTCATGCAATTAATCGAAACATGTATGTTAGACCATCATGCAGACGATACATGGGAACTCAAAGATCCGCATAGTGGCGAAGTTCGTGATAAAGTATCTGCAAGAGAATTGTGGCAGAGAATACTTGAAATGCGTATGATGACGGGTGAACCATATCTACATTTTATAGATACAAGTAATCGTGCAATGCCAGAATTTCAAAAGAAAAAAGGTTTATCGATCAAACAATCAAATCTTTGTTCTGAAATTATTTTACCAACAGATAAGGAACGCACAGCAGTGTGTTGTTTATCTTCACTGAATTTGGAGTATTATGATGAATGGAAAAATGATAAACTTTTTTTACGGGACACGGCTGAGATGCTGGATAATGTACTTCAGTACTTTATTGACAATGCTCCTGATCACATTAGCCGAGCCAGGTACTCTGCTATCCAAGAGCGCAGCATTGGTGTGGGGGCTCTTGGTTTTCACGCTTATCTACAGAGAAATGGCATACCGTTTGAGTCGGCGTTGGCAACATCTTCAAACAATAAAATATTTAAACACATACGAGAAGGATTAAATGAAGCGAATTTACAATTGGGTGCTGAACGCGGTGAAGCGCCAGATGCTAGAGGGACCGGTCTACGTTTCAGTCATCTTATGGCCATTGCTCCTAACGCTAGTAGCTCTATTATCATGGGTAATACTAGCCCTTCTGTTGAGCCTTATCGTGCCAATGCCTATAGACAAGATACTCTTTCTGGAGCTTACTTAAATAAAAATAAGTATTTGGATAAAATCATCAAGGAGAAATGTGATGCAGACAGCAAATTGGATTATCAAGAAATCTGGTCAAGTATCATTGCAAACGACGGTTCCGTCCAACACTTGGATTTCTTGGATGACTGGACCAAAGATGTCTACAAAACTAGTATGGAAATCGACCAGAGATGGATCGTGGACCACGCAGCTAACAGACAAAATTACATTGACCAGGCGCAATCCATTAACCTCTTTTTTAGACCTGATGTAAACGTAAAGTATCTACATGCCGTACATTTTCAAGCTTGGAAACAAGGTCTTAAGACGCTTTACTATTGCCGCTCAGAAAAATTGGCGAAGGCGGATAAAGTATCGAAAAGAATCGAAAGAAAAGTAATTGAAGAAATTGATTTGAAAGCTCTAGCGACCGAAGAAGTTTGTTTAGCTTGCGAAGGATGATTGATATAAAGTGCCAACAATTGGTTTATTTGTGCAGCACCCGAAATGTTCGGTTCAATCGTGCAATGGTATAATCAAAGCACTAGGACCGAACTATACATATAAAATATTTACTAAACATGAAAACGAAGATGATTTTTTTGATGACGTTGACCTGGTTATATTTCCTGGTGGCATCGGTGATAGTGATTCTTGGGATATCTATTTTCAGTCTCATCGATCCAAGTTACGGAAATATATTGAAAATGGTGGACGATATTTGGGAATATGCATGGGTGCCTATTGGGCTGATAACAATTATTTTAGGTTCACAGATATCAAAACTGAGCAGTATATCAAACGACCAAATACTTGCACCAAAAGATACTACAGCAAAGCAGTGGAGTGTAGTTGGAACGGCACAACAGATAAATTCTTCTTTTACGATGGACCTGCATTTATCGGAGATGAGAGACAATTTGAAGTAATTGCAAGATATAGTAATGGCGATCCTGCTGCAATTATACAAGACAAAATAGGATTAATTGGTGTACATCTCGAAGCAGAAGAATATTGGTATGATAAACCTTATTTACATAAACATTGGAATCAAGGTAGACACCATAAATTATTAAAAGAATTTGTTGACAAACTAATAAGAAAATAAAAGGTTAAAAATGAGTAAAAATAAAGACTATACAAATTTTGAGATACAAAAAGAAATATTATTGGACTATTTACAAGTAATGATTGCAATTGAAGATTGGCATGGAGTATCTGATCTTGCAAATGATTTAAGAGAATTGGAAGCAAAACAAGATTCGAAGTATAAGAGTAAATAAGGAGATATTATGGCTAAGCAAACAGGTCTAACTAAACACAAATCAGTACACAAAAGAACTAAACAAGGTGGTCAAAAGAAAACTGCATCAATGAATAAGAGTGAGAAATCATCATATAAAAAATATAGAGGTCAAGGTCGATGAAAAAAGTTTTAAGATTTACAGCATCATGGTGTGGTCCATGCAAAATGCTAGCAAAAACATTAGAAGAAGTTGAAACTAATATACCAATTGAAGTGATTGATATTGATGTGAATCCTGAAATCGCAACAGAATTTGGTATTCGCAGTGTACCTACTTTAGTATTGATGGAAGATAATATGGCATCAAAAAGACTCATAGGAAATAAAACAAAACAAGAATTAGAGGCATTCATCAATGATTAAAAAGCACGATACAAAACTAACAGACGAAAGAACCGCATTTAAACCATTCGCATATCCTTGGGCGTATAACGCATGGTTGCAGCACGAACAAGCTCATTGGCTTCATTCGGAAGTTCCAATGATCGAAGATGTAAAAGATTGGAAAAATAAATTAACAACAGAACAGAAACAGTTTCTCACACACATTTTTAGATTCTTCACACAAGGTGATATCGATGTTGCTGGTGGGTATGTAAAGAACTATTTACCATATTTTCCACAACCAGAAGTTCGTATGATGTTATTAGGTTTCGCAGCTCGTGAAGCATTACATATTGCAGCATACTCACACTTGATTGAAACATTAGGATTGCCTGATACAATGTACAATCAGTTCTTAGAATATCAGGCAATGAGAGATAAACATGATTACGTACTTAATCTTAGCTCACAGAATGGTGATGCTGCTTCTACTGCTACTCACATTGCAGTATTCAGTGCTTTCACCGAAGGGATGCAACTATTCAGTTCCTTTATCATGTTACTTAACTTCCCACGCAATGGTACGATGAAAGGTATGGGACAAATCGTTACTTGGTCTATTGTTGATGAGACAATGCACGCTGAGAATATGATTAAATTGTTCCGTACATATGTAGAAGAAAACAAAGAAATCTGGAACGATGATTTAAAATCTAGGATATATACTATTGCAGAGAGAATGGTAGAACTAGAAGATAAATTTATTGACCTAGCTTTCGAGATGGGTCCAATGGAGAACCTAGATGCTGAAGATGTTAAGCGCTATATTCGCTATATTGCTGACCGCAGGCTTATTTCTCTTGGTCTTAAAGGGATTTTCAAAGTAAAGAAAAATCCATTACCATGGGTCGAAGAAATGATTAATGCTCCTATTCATGGCAATTTCTTTGAGAATCGTGTTACTGATTATGCTAAAGGTGCATTGTCTGGACAATGGGAAGAAGTTTGGGGTAAAGCTGCATAAAGTAATATGACAATCCGATGACGGTTCTGTTACAGTTCCGTTTAAGGATCATGATTTCATAGATAAGTGTGATATTGTGCATTTGCACAATTCTTATAGGAGAAATCATGAGAAATTTACTTTTATCTTTATTACTATTCACAGGAGTCGCATCAGCAGCAGAATTTACTGGAGCCGGTGCGACTTTTCCATTTCCAATCTATGCAAAGTGGGCTGAAGCATACAAAGCACAAACTGGCATTGGTCTAAACTATCAATCAATTGGTTCAGGTGGTGGTATTCGTCAAATCAAAGCCAAGACAGTTGACTTTGGTGCAAGTGATATGCCACTTAAGAAAGAAGAATTAGACAAAGAAGGTCTTGTTCAGTTCCCAGCCATCATTGGTGGTGTTGTACCAGTTTACAATCTTGACGGTATCGATGCAGGTAAACTAAAGTTGACACCTGATGTAATTGCAAACATTCATTTAGGTAAAATCACCAAATGGAACGACAAAGCAATTGCAGAATTAAATCCTGGTGTAAATCTACCTGCAATGAACATCACAGTCGTTCATCGTGCAGATGGTTCAGGCACTACATTTATCTGGACAAACTTTTTGGGCAAAGCCAATGCAGATTTTCAAAAGACTGTAGGTGAAGGCACAGCAGTTAAATGGCCAGTAGGTGTAGGTGGTAAAGGTAACGAAGGTGTAGCAGCACAAGTACAAAGACTAAAAGGTGCATTTGGTTATGTTGAATATGCATACGCAAAGCGTAATAAAATTCCTTATGCAGCATTAAAGAATCGTGATGGTAATTTTGTGCTGCCTGATGATACTACATTCAAGGCAGCAGCCGCAAATGCAGACTGGGTAAATGCACCGGGCATGTATTTGTTACTCACATGGCAGACAGGTAAAGATGCATGGCCAGCAACAGGTGCAAGTTTCATTCTCATGCACAAGCAACAGGCAGACGCATTGACAGGTCGTGCAGTTCTCAAGTTCTTTGATTGGAGTTATAAGAACGGTGGTCAAATGTCAACAGAGTTGGAGTATGTTCACATGCCACAAGATGTAATTAAATTAGTTCAGGACAATTGGAAGAAAGACTTCCGTGGCCCAGACAACAACCCAATTTGGAAATAAGGATAAATGATGAAATTATTAAAGAAACTTTCTATTGTAGTTGCACTAGCAGCCGTAATTCCTGCATATGCTGATGAGTATAAAGAGACATTGAATATTCTAAGAGAGAAGAATGTAATCACTCAAAAAGAATATGAAGCAAAACTCAAAGCATATGAAGAAAGAGAAGAAAACAAAAAGTTCATTGAACAAAGAATTGACAAAGACGTTAGTGAATCTGTCAAATACAGACAAGCCAGAGCAAACGATGGTTCAGTCACAGAAAATGGAATCGGACTCAAATCAAAAGATGGTAACAACACCATCCAATTTACAGGTCGATTACATATGGACTATCGAAACTACACACCAAATTATGGTGTCGGTCAAACCACGGATTCGTATCAAAACTTAGCAGAGATGCGCCGTGGTAGATTTGGTATTCGTGGACAATTTGCAAAAGACTTCAAGTATGAATTTTCCGGTAATTTTGGTAATGATGTTGGTGCCGCTTCTTCAACAACCACAATGGATGTTGCATGGGTAAACTACGCAGCCAATCCAGAACTACAATATCAATTTGGTTTGTTTAAGATGCCATTCAGTCTTGAGCAACTGCAAAGTTCCAACAATCTTGATATGATGGATCGTAGTTTAGTTGGTCAAGTTGAAGGTGAATTTATTCCAGGTAAAGAAACTGGTTTTATGATTCATGGTGTACCAAAACCCGGTTTGACATACGCCATTGCAGCAAGTCGTGGTCGTGCTAACAAAGACGCCGTATCAGATGGATTTGATTACATCGGTCGTGTTACTACAAACATTGCTGAATTGCAAGGTAGCAAAGCATACACACTACACTTAGGTGCTGCATATAGTATAGGTGAGATTAAAGGTGGTGTTGCACCAGCAAGTGGTAGAACAGAGGCACGTTCACAAAATGCTTGGTTCACCGGTTCGGCACTGAGTGGTGTAACCGAAAGAACTCGTCAAGGTCTTGAAGCAGCATTTGCATATAATGCTTTGAAAGTACAAGCAGAACAATTTAATTTCATATATGATCCTACAACAGGAAACAATCAGGAAATTAAAGGCTATTATGTTCTTGCAGCATATAATCTGACTGGTGAATCATATAACTACAAAGATGGTGTGTTTGGTGCAATCAAGCCTGCTAATCCACTAGACAAAGGCGGCAAAGGTGCTGTGCAAGTCAATGTACGTATGAGTGAGTTTGATGCTAGTAACATTACAGTAGCCACAGGTAAATCAAATCGTGCTACTGCAATGACTTATGGTCTAACTTGGTTCGCTACAGACAACCTACGTTTTATGGTTAACTATGTTGACACCAAATTTGATGCACTTGTGGGTAGTTCAGGTAGTCGTGTAAACGGCGACAAGGCCATTATGTTCAGAAGCCAACTGAACTTCTAATTACATTTGTTTTATTAAAAGCCCCGTAAGGGGCTTTTTTTTCGTCTAAATAAACATCAAAGGAGACTTCTATGATCACAATGACTGAACTCGCATCACGTAAAACTTTAAACTCTTTGAACAAAAGAGGAAAAGGATTAGGTATTAAGGTTGGTGTTAGAACCACAGGTTGTAGTGGTTTAGCTTACACACTAGAATATGTTGATAGTGTATCGGATACAGATACTATATACGAATCTAATGGTGTTAAAATTTTTGTTGACCCAAAACATATTCCTTATCTGAATGGAATGGAAATAGATTGGAAAAGAAATGGACTCAATGAAGGTTTTGATTTTATAAATTCTTTAGAAAAAAATCGATGTGGTTGTGGTGAGAGTTTCAATATTTAAGGAGAAGTAATGAAAATAACAAAAATACTTTTAACGGGTCTATTGTCTTTCGCTTGTATAGGAAATGTTTATGCTGACAAAGCAGCAAAAGGCGTAACGTATGATGCACAGATTGTACGTGTAAATGATGGTGATACTGTAGTTATCGCAGCACCATTTTTACCTGCACCACTTAAACCAGAGTTAGCAGTTCGTATCTATGGTGTAGATACGCCAGAAAAAGGTTTTCGTGCTCAATGCCCACAAGAGGACGAGCGAGGAAAAATGGCAACAAAGTTTACAACAAGCGCTGTATCAAAGGCAGTTAAACGTCAGGTTATCTTATACGGCTGGGATAAATTTGGTGGTCGTGTCTTGGGTGACATCATTTTAGATGGCCAGAGTCTACGTTCTATGTTAATTCAAAACGGTTTTGCTCGAGAATATTTTGGCGAAGCTAAACAATCATGGTGTCAATAATGGCGTCGTTGAAACATACCTGTGGTGAATGTTCTTCAGAGTTTACGATACGCTATGACGAAAACAAATGTGAAGATGATCCTCATTATTGTCCTTTTTGTGGAGAATACTTAATTGAAACTGAGGACTTTGGTGATGATGACGAATGACCTGGTACTTTCATAATACTGGCGAAGAATTTACTGAAGATAATATAGACGGCCATTTTGGGTTTGTATATTGTATTACACATACTCAAACTGGTCGTAAATATATTGGTAAAAAGTTTTTCACCAAATCTAAAATAAAACAAGTCAAAGGTAAAAAGAAAAGAACCCGAGTATCATCCGATTGGATGACATACTGGGGTTCCAATTTATTATTACAAGAAGATGTTAAGATAAATGGTGAAGATCAATATGTAAGAGAGATACTTCACCTTTGTAAAACTAAATCTGAATGTTCTTATTGGGAAACGTGGGAGATATTCTCTCGACACGCACTATTGAATGAATCCTACTATAATCAATGGGTTTCTTGCAAAATCACAAAAAAACACTTACTTAAGTAATTTTGTATTGTTATCAGGATTCATTGATAACATGTTGGAAAATATCTTTTGAGTTTCTTCATTAGATTTCACCATCTCATTTCTAAAACTTTCAACAGCTGCACCAGTTTGACGAGACATTCCTGAATTTTCAATCAACAACATAGGAATAAAAGTCATAGCACAGTTCCATTCTTCAACTTGTTTACCTGTATTGATATTATAACCTTCAACTTTAGTGAACCATGCACATTTAAATTGTACACATTCTTCTTTCAATATAGGACAAAAACTTCCCGGTTTTAATTGCATAATATACTCTCCTGTTTAAAATTTAAATAAACCATGTAATAATAGAATATCGTGTTCCTTTTGTTACTGGAATAATTTCATGGGGATACATGAAACTAGAGGGAAATAATAATGCTGATCCTCTTTTCAACTTGTATTTTAGTTCTCTATCAAAAAACGCAAATTCACCACCCTCATAATCATCATTTAACATAAAAGAACATGATACTGATCTCGGGTGTAATTTATAAGAATCAGTATGTTGACGATAAAACTGTCCGACATCATATCTCAATAACTGATACCCAGAATCTTGTTCGATATGACAATTTGGAAATAATTCATTATATTTTTTAATAGCTAAATGAGCACCTTGAAAAATCCTATCATCCAATTGTTGCCTAATTTTACTATTTTTTGCAATTATTTCGGGTACAGAAATTCCAATTTCATTGACATTTCTTACTTTCAAATCTATTTCGCCAATTCCTACAGTTGATGATGCCCATATACTGTCGTTTGCATATTCATTTAAAATATCATCACAAGTTTCATCAGAAAGTATGTTTTCTAATACGATAATATAATCATTTAAATTTTTTTTATAAACATTTTTTATAGGTTCTGGTTGTTCATCATCAATTATTTGTTTTGGTTTTTCTTTGGTTTTTATTTTATCAAAGTAAGCATATGATTTATCACCTCGACTTCTAACATAATGTAAAAAGACTTGAATATATTCCGTTCCAGTAAATTGTTTTCTCCAATGATCAGCATCACATCCTAAATACATCATGGCATCTCCAGGACGTAAATTCAATTCTACTTCTTCTCCTTTTGGAGTTTGAATATAAATTGGCCATTCTTTATCGCCATCTAGATGTATTGTTAAACTTATTTCACATGCATCCCTATCTCTATGTGTTCGTTCACATAGTAATTCTAAAAAATCTATGAAATTATAATCTGTTAATGAATTGGGAGCTTGACTGTCTCCAACATTTTTATTTTCCAAACAATGATGTTTGAAATTGGAAGCAGTTACTTTAGCTCTTGATTCACTAATGAAGTTGGGAATATAGATGTAATTATTTTCTATCAATGAGGTATTCATAACAAATTTTACTTTTAGGTATTTTGAGAATTTTGAGAATTATAAAAATTAAGCCATACTTGATAACAATTTAATGCCCATTGTGGCAATTCAGTTATATTTAGGTTAGCATCATTTGATTTGAATTCGATCCAACCAGTTCCTTGACCATATTCCAATCCTTCTAAATGACTGTTATTGGGATCTGGCCAAACTGGATTATTCCATTGTAATGCATGAACATTTGTTGGTATACCACATGATGACAAGTCCAATTCGATAAAACCACCTTGATCTGTACCTACTGTTCCATCAATGGGTATAATAGTTAATTTATGTGTCTGTAACATATTATCTCCTTTTCTTTTTATTTATATATCAATTTAAAGTAGCAATAATAACATCAACATAACGAACAGCAATAGTAAAAACTGTTCCTGAAGCAGTAACGCTTATTGGATGCGAATGTCCTGTAGATGTAGCTGGATCTAGACTTGTTGTTGAATCCATGCGCCCACTCACAAAAAGTCCTGTTGGTGCAGTTGTGCCAGCAGCACGTTGAGTAACTGGACTACCTGACAAACTACCTTGTGGAGTAGGAGTTCCTGGACTTGGTATAGGATGATTATGTAATGGTATTTGAGAAATTGATAATGTTGTTGCAGCTGATGCTCCGGAAAAAGGAGAATTAGTAAATGTATATGCTGTTGGTGAAAATACTGTAGTAAAATCTACTGATCCACCAGAAGAAGTTGCTCCGTTAGTAACTCTTAATGTATGATTATTAAAATTTACTGTTTCTTTAGTCCAACCTGTTGGAGCCGAAGTTTGTCTAAAAATAGTTTTTGTGCCAGAAGTAAATATAGGCATAATTAATTCCTAGTTACAGAGATGATATCCACATATCTAACTCTAAGATCAATCCCACCACCTGAAATAGTTGGACTAGATAAAGTTGTAGAATCTGGATGAGTATGAGAACCACCACCACCTGGATTGTTATTACTTACAACTCCAGGATTTGCGGATGCCGCTAAAGTTGATCCGGAAGCAGCTTGAGTTCTTGTAACTGATGATGCAATAAAGGATACGTTGTGTCGATGTGCAGTAAATGTTGAGTTGTCTATAGTGGTTGCACCTATTGTAACAGCTGAAACTGAAGTTGCTGTACCCGCATAATTAGAAAATACTGTTGAAAACGCTGTGCCACCTAAATTATTGACAACACTCCCTGTAACTACCCTCAACATATAATCATTATCCGTGACATTCTTAGTCCATCCGGTAGGAGGAGTAGTCATTTTCATTATTGTGATATTTCCAGATCCGATAATAAGTGCCATTGATTAAGTCCTTGTTGCTAAAATTACATCAACATATCTAACTGCTAAATTTAATGAAGCATATGTACCCGAAATTGTAGATCCGACAAGAGGGTGAGCATGCGACGCGTTCGTTCCTGGGTGAGTATTGATTACTCCGGGATCAAATGATCCTACAAGACCAAAAAGAGTTTGAGGTCCTGCGGCAGTCGCAGGAGAAATAAACCTTCTACTAACAGCGGGGTTTGTATGGGTATGCAAAGGAATTTGAGCAGAAGTCAGATGATACTGATCCGGAAACGCCGCGCAAAGTATAATCGTCCGCAGAAGTATCTTTGGTCCATCCTGTTGGTGCAGTTGTTTGTACAAAAACCATTGTTGCACCTTGATAATTTGGATCTTCTGGATCACCACTGTTTATTATCGATGAGAGAACAAATGTGTTTAATGAATTTATTCTAGGCATAATTATCCAAACGTAGCTTCAGAACCAAAGACGGTCCATGCGCCACTTGTACGTATTAAAGTAAATGAATAGATTTCTTTTTTACTTGCTGAAGCAGTAGGTACGGTGTTATTAAACCAGTTGATTGTTTGAGCGGCACCATCTATTTGTACAGCACTAGGATAATATGCAGTACCACCTTGTATAACAATTATAGAAACAACAATTGTTCTGTCTGCTGTTGTTGGTACATTTGTAAAGTTTGCTGTCCAGTTTGCTGAAGGACTTGTATGATAAAAAGTTGTACCATTCTGTAAATTATGTGTAACAGTACCAGTTGCACCAGTTAATGTAGAGAGAACTTCTGTTGTTTCTGCTAAAGTAGTTACACCAGTAACAGACAAATCACCAGAAATTGTACCACCGCTGGTAGCTAATCGAGTATTCGCAGAAGCGAAAGCACCATTAGCATAACTTGATGCGGCAGTAACATTTGTTGAAGATGTGTTCGCAGTACCAAACGCCGAATTTGCGTATGATCCTGAAGTTACTGCTCTTTGATCTGCGGTATTTGCAGCACCAAATGCAGCATTAGCATAAGAACCACTTGTTACTGCTCTTTGGTCAGCCGTTGCAGCATTAGTGGTAGATGTATTGGCTGCACCATAGGCACTATTAGCATAACTTGATGCTGAACCGGCATTAGTAGTAGCAGTGTTTGCTTGACCGTATGCAGAGTTAGCATATGAACCTGATGTTACAGCTTTTTGGTCAGCTGTTGCAGCATTAGTAGTAGCAGTGTTTGTTTGAGTATATGCAGCATTAGCATATACACCAGAACTTACTGCTTTCTGATCAGCTGTTGCAGCATTGGTAGTTGCTGTATTTGCTTGGCCATAAGCAGAGTTAGCATAACTACCAGATGTTACAGCACGTTGGTCAGCAGTTGCAGCATTAGTGTTTGCAGTATTGGCTTGGTCATAAGCAGAGTTAGCATAATTAGATGCAGATGCGGTATTAGCCAATGCAGTATTCGCAACACCAAATGCTGAATTAGCATAACTGGACGCAGAATTAGCAGTATCTCTAGCATATTGATCTGAACCGCTAGTTCCTGTATTAGCAGCTGCAAAAGCAGCATTTGCATAAACACCAGCAGAAATAGAATTAACATTGGCTGTATTAGCGACACTGTAAGCTGAATTGGCATAAGAACTGGCACTTACGGCCGTTTGATTGGCGGTATTAGCTGTATTATATAATTCTTTAATTACATTCGCAGAAGTTAGATTTGCGAATGTAAGATTGCCTGAGCCGTCAGTTCTAATATAATCATCATTTAAACCACCAGTAATGTGTACATTTCCAATTGGTCCCAACAGAACACTTTTTGCAATACTGGTATCTAAGTTTGCACGTATATTAACTGTGTTACTCGAAGCAATGACACGAATTTGTTCATTTTCATTATTCATGCCGCCAGTAGCAATCACAACATCATTTTCAATTAATGTGCCAATTATTAAACTACCGCCGCCCGTTGTTGTATTTCCTGATACATACAGGTAACCATCATTTGGTCCAACTAAAGTATAATCTGGATCATTATGTGTGCTTGAGCCGATACCCATATCAATATAAGTATCGTTTTCTGTACCATTGTCAGCAGTTGCAACATAATCTGAAGATGCATTACTTCCAAAGTTAATGTTTTGAATGTTTATTTGCGAGTAACTATCTTCGTTTGTCGATGCTTGAAAAACTGTGTGTGGCTGATAATCATATCCAACAGGAATACCGGCATATAATGCGTTATGCCCATTCGCTTCACCAAAAAATTGGCCACTATTACCTGTAACTTGTAAAGATGTAACATTTCCTACAAAACTAACATTACCCAAAACAGTAAGGTCATTTTGAACTGTTACATTACCAGTTATTGTACCACCAGATGAATTAAATTTAGTGTTAGCTAATGTATACGCAGAGTTGGCATAAGAGCCAGAAGTTACAGCTCTTTGATCAGCGGTGTTAGCACCAGCAAAAGCGGCATTAGCATATGTGCCAGCACTTACTGATTTCTGGTCTGCGGTATTAGCCGAAGCAAATCCAGAATTGGCATAACTGGATGCTGAGTTAGCCACATCAAAAGAACTGTTAGCATATACACCAGATGTTACAGCTTTTTGATCAGCAGTGTTAGCACCAGCAAAAGCGGCATTAGCATAAACACTAGCACTAACAATATTTGCGTCTAATATAGGTATAGAACTTAGGATGGAGTTTATATTAAGATTAGCAATATTCGCAACACCAAATGCTGAGTTAGCATAAGAACCACTTGTTACTGCTCTTTGGTCTGCTGTTGCAGCATTGGTAGTAGCAGTATTTGCCTGATCATAAGCACTATTAGTATTAACCAATGTAGTATTAGCAACACCAAATGCTGAGTTAGCATAACTAGAAGCAGATACAGTATTAGATAATGCGGTATTAGCAACATCGTAAGCTGAATTGGCATAACTGCCACTAATTATAGCTTTTTGATCAGCTGTTGCAGCATTAGTAGTTGCTGTGTTAGCTTGGCCATATGCTGAATTGGCATAACTGGAGGCCGAATTAGCAGCATTTCTTACCCACGTATCAGTGGCATTATTGGCAGTTTCAAATGCAGCATTAGCATATACACCAGAACTAATGGCTTTTTGATCAGCAGTAGCAGCATTGGTGTTGGCGGTGTTTGCTTGTAAATATGCTGAGTTAGCATAAGAGCCACTTGTTATTGCTCTTTGGTCAGATGTAATCGCATTGGTGTTGGCAATGTTTGCTTGTAAATATGCTGAATTAGCATAGTCACCAGAAGTAACAGCTCTTTGATCAACAACTGCAATATTCGTATTTGCTGTGTTTGCTTGTAAATATGCTGAATTAGCATACGAACTCGCCATAGTAGCTTTACTATCAGAAGTATTGGCTGTAGAGAAAGAACTGTTAGCATAGTCACCAGAAGTAACAGCTCTTTGATCTGCTGTTGCAGCATTGGTAGTTGCTGTATTAGCTTGACTGTATCCACTATTGGCATAACTACTTGCACTATTTGATGCATCTCTTGCCCAACTATCTGTAATTCCACTGTTTGCAACAGCAAATGCAGCATTAGCATATACACCAGCAGAAATAGAATTAATATTTGCTGTATTAGCCACAGAAAATCCAGAATTAGCATAATCACCAGAAGTTACTGCCTTTTGATCTGCCGTATTCGCAACAACAAAAGCACTATTTGCATATGAACTAGCTGCGTTAGCTGTATTTCTAGCTAAAGTGTCTGATGATCCTGTATTTGCTGCAGCATAAGCAGCATTAGCATATACACCAGCAGAAATAGAGTTATTGTTTGCTGTATTGGCTAGACTATAAGCACTATTTGCATATGAACCGGATGTTAATGCTTTTTGGTCTGCTGTGGAGGCATCTGTTAATGCTGTATTTGATATACCAAATGCTGAGTTTGCGTAATCACCACTTGTTACTGCTTTCTGATCAGCTGTTGCAGCATTTGTTGTTGCAGTATTTGCTTGACTGTAAGCAGCATTGGCATATGAACTGCCAGAGTTAGCTGTACCAAATGCTGAATTCGTATGATCTACAGGATCATATCCTCTAACTCTAATTGTATCGGTTACTATATTGGCCGTAAGATTTGCAATACTGAAACTTGAGTTAGCGATATCGATAACATTATTTGGTGAAGATGTATCGAAACTGGGATCTTCGTAGTTATAAAACAAATAATATTTACCATCTGTAGCATCTCGGAAAAGACCAGTATGTTTTCTGGTGACACCAGCATCTGGACTATAGTGACCAAAGAAACCCATATCTAAAGTATCAGAAGTTTCATTATTTGCAGCTAGTTGAATTAATGGATCATCAATTTTAATATCCGAAACTGATATTGTTGTGGCGTTTCCAGATACTATCAAATTACCAGTGATATTTAAATCTCCAGATATTGTACCACCAGTCAAATTTAATTTACTATTTGCAGTACTGTAAGATGAATTTGCATAAGAACTGGCAGAGTTCGCTACACTAAAGGCTGAATTGGAATAACTTGAAATAGATAATGTATTGCTTGATGCGGAATTTGCTACACCAAAAGAAGTATTAGCATAGTCACCAGAAGTTACTGCTCTTTGATCCGCTGTAGCTGCATTGGTCGTTGCAGTATTTGCTTCATTATAAGCACTATTAGCGTAAGAACTAGCACTACTGGAATTGTCAATAGAAGTATTAGCTTGTGCATAAGCTGAATTAGCATACGATCCACTAGTTACTGATTTTTGATCAACAGTATTAGCCGCAGCAAATGCAGAATTAGCATAAACACCAGCACTATTCGCTGTATTTCTAGCTAAAGTATCTGGTGATCCTGTGTTGGCTGCAGCGTAAGCGGCATTAGCATATACACCAGAACTATTCGCAGTATTTCTAGCATATGCATCTATTGGATCTGTTACAGCTGTATTCGCCGCAGCAAATGCAGAATTAGCATATGACGCCGCAGAGTTAGCCGCAGCAAAAGCAGAAGATATGTTTGCTGCAATCGATGGACTTAAATCAGATTGTTGAATCGTTCCTGGTTGAATTAGACCATCTGTTAGTTGTGTTAATGGCATATCTTTTTCTTTTTATTTTGTTAAAAATGTTGATGTAGGTGGTGTAAAGTTAGAAGTATATCGTGCGTAACCCTTGGTAATGCGGAAGTCATCAATATAGCCATTAAAGTAGTAGTTATCGATGTCCACATAATATCTTCCTAAAGCCATCACCTTTAGTGTTGTTGCTTGCGATGTCGTAGCAGGAGTGCCTTCGCTTGTTCCG